TTCTTTTAATATGTTTTTTAATTTAATCATTTTTCATCGCCGTTTTAATTTTTTGTATATCTGCCATAAGTTGTTGTGGAGTCATACCAGCAGCATCAATTACTTTATACAATATAGCAGCTCTTTTCATCCTATTCAAATTCGCACCTTTCATAGATTGAACAAATTTATCTAAGAATCTATTTACAACTGATGGTAATTTAATTTTATCAAAATTAACTTCATTAATTGTATCTTCTTTAATCATACCAGTTTTTTTACGAACTTCTTGATTTTGTTGTTTTATTAAATCTTTCATATTAATCATCATATACTCCTATTTCACAACTGCTTGTAATGTTGCTACTAATTGTGCTGGATTTTTCTCACCTAAATCTGATAGTATTTTTTTCATCTTAGGATTAATTTTTTTAAATACTTGTGTTAATAGATTAGCAGTTTGCATATCTAATTTAACCATTCCTTTTTTACTTTTATAATTTTCCATTGATTTATCTTTCATAACTCTAGCAGCAACATCAAATATTGTTTCTTTTGCTTCTTTGAGTTTCTTTTTAATCAAATGAGGACCTGCTGGTTCTTCACCTAATTCACCATTCTCACCATATCCACAAGTTCCTTCATCCAAGTTTTTGTCAAAAGTTTTAGTAATATTAAATACAAGTTTATTGATAGTCATTATATCTTTATTAATTTTCTTTTTCTCAGAATTAGGAAGTAGTTTTGAAAGTTTTAAAACCTCTGATTTCCAACTTCCGAACTCTTTAGCAGTTGCATTATCTAAACTAATTAATTCTCTGTCATATTTTCCCTCATTCATTTCAGCCAACTCTTCACGAACCATTTTCTTAATCAATTCTCTAACTCTCATTTCTCTTTTCACCTTTTCTGGTTTCCCTTTGTGTTTCGTTGAAGCAAAATCATCAACATCATCTTTATCCATTGTTTTTGCAATCTTACCAGCTTTACCTGTTTTAGGTAAATCACCTTTTTGCATTGCTTTCACAACACCAAAAAACCTTTGTTGGGCTTTTGATGATGCTGGCATTACATTAACTTTCCAAAATCTTTTTTATACTTTTTAGTAAATCCAACTACATTCTTTTTGTAGTTATCAAGAAAATCAGCAGCTGAATCATCTAATCCTTTTTTTCTTAAAGTTTCATAAAAGTCTAAATAAGACTTTTGTAATTCTTTTAATGATTTGTTTATTTTTTTAGCATGTTTTTTATACTCAAAAGCTGGGCCTTCCTTTATAAAATCTTTACCACCTTGTTTTTCAAACTCTGTCAAACCTTTATCAGAAGCTCCACTCCACCTTTTTGGTAGTGTTTTATATGTATTATCATTCCATTCATTTATTTCTGATTTTATATTTTCAACAATTTTGTTTTGTTTAGGTTTTGATTCTTTTTTCTTTTTATCACCATATCCCATTAGAGTTTTGTAATCCATTTTACTCACCCCTAAATATATCGTTAATTATGTTTTCAATTTTACAATCGTGACAACACACACCATCTCTTGTACCAACACCTTCATTTAATTTACCCTCATTTGTTGGTGATAGAAACGCTCCGTGTGTGGATGGATTTGATACGAAATCAAATGCAATAAGTTCAAAGTCTGGTTGAACTTCTACAGTATCGTTTTCTGATAATTCTTTTACACTACCCAAACCACGAGATGATATACCAAGTTTAATACCTGATTTAAATAATTCTTTTAAGATGTTTCCTGCTGGTGTTCCTAATACTTCTACAGTACCAACTAAATCATTGTCTTCAAAATGCATTTCCAATACATTGTGAGATACATTGTTTAAATTAACAACAGATGAATCTGGATGGTCGAGTTCCCCTAATGCTCTTCGTTCAGCTATTTGAACCTTTTGATATTTTTTAGCTTCTCTCATCAAGGTTTCTTTTGGATAAACTCTTCCGTTTTGATTTTTAGCTTCCGCTCTTTGCAATACACCTTTAACAACAAGTCTCCCACCATTTTTTGACATTGACTCATTTATTTGTTGAGGGGAAACCTCAAATGGTATATAATCTACTATTACTTGTTTTGACATCATTGTCTCCTATCCTACTACCATTTCGGCAGTTCCTGTTATCTCACCTGCTATTACTTGCCAATTATCACCATCATACATTAAAGTTATTGTTCTTCTTATAGTATCTGATGTTATGTTTGTACCATTTGCAAAATTAACTGGTGTAATGACTAAATTATTACTACCTATCTTGTTGAAATGTGTTATTATTTTTACCTGTCCTAACACTCCATCAGCTAATGATACATGTGTTTTACTACTAGCAGTGGTAACTTGTGAAACAGTATGATTTAACGACAAAGCCGTGGCGTTGTTTGCATCTGCTCCCCCTATAACACCTTTTTGAATGCTACGACCTTCTTGAGTTGAACCAAATATTAATGGGTCAGTATAAGTAAAATTTACAGCTTTTTTCTGTTTAGATGTTAAACCAGTTCCATATGCTGATGTTAATGTTTGTTTTATAGCCATTATGCTATCACCATTTCTGCTGTTCCTGTTATCTCACCTGCAACCACTTGCCAATTAAGTCCATCAAATAATAATTGAATAGCTCTATTAGCAGAGTTTGATGTTATGGTTGTGCCATTTGCAAAATTAGCTGGTGTGATTACTAAATCATTACTACCTGCTCTTGTTTTATGTACAATTACTTTTAGTTGACCTTCAACACCATCAACTAATGACACATGTGTTGCATTAGCTTTTGTAGCTACAAGAGATACTGTGGCTGTTGGGGATAACGCAACAGCGTTACCAGAACCATTACCACCTGTTACTTCTTCGGTACTTAAAACTAAAGGTTTTTGAATCCAAGCTCTACTAAGTTTCTGTGTATTAGTTAAACCAGTTCCATATCCTGATGTTAGTATTTGTTTATTACCATCTAATATTTTTGGCATTTAAAAACTCCTATTTCCAAGCGTTTCGTTTTAACCATATATCTCTTAATATATCGCCAACAACATCTCTTATCAGTTTATTAATTTGTTTTAAATCTTTATCATCAAGAGCTTCAGTTACAGCCATATAACCAGTACTCTTTTTTAATCTTTTTAATTTTTTTTTCCGTTCTTTTTCAGAATTATCTGAGAAAGCAAAAGGAGTTGAGTATCCAGCAACATCACCAGTAGTGGTTATTTCTTCTAAACCCTCTTCATCTAAGAGTTCCATAGTTAGTTTCTTAACTAACTCCTTAAATAACTTTCTTGTCTTTATTTCCACTTTTCTTTAGCTCCTTCAAGAGTTCTAAATATCTCATTGTTTGAACAACATATGAATCTTTAACAACATCTGATTTATCTTCAATTCCACAAAGCTTATTAATTGATTTTATAGCTTCTGTCATTTTGATTTTTACAACTTTATCTTGTAAATTTTTAGAATGTGTTTTTAAATCCTCTTTTAAACCTTTTACAATTTCTTTCAAAGTATCTTTTAATGAATTAGTATTAGATACATTATTGATATACTCTCTAAGTAAGTTCTTTTGAGCCCCACTTAATTTTGTATATTTTTGATTGAATTTCTCTAAAAGAGTTTTATAAGTAAGGATTCTTAAATCCTCATCATCTGGTAATGTTTGAACAGTTTCAGATAATTTAATACTTTTTTCATCTGTTGTCACATGTTCAACGATATTAAAAAATGATTCTGTTTTTTGGTCAGGTGACAAAGATTTGTTATATTCAAATAGTGTAAAAATAGAAGCGTAAGTTTTGTAGTTTGGAACTTTAGAAGACATAAATTTCTGTAGATTATAATTAGATTGAATCTCTTTTATTAAATTATATCTCTCTCTTCTTAAAACTGAATTATTTAAATCTTTTCTAGCTCTCATAACTTCATTAATGAAGTAATCAGCTTTTGTATCTGATTTAAATTTCTTTGTGATTAAAATATTATACAAAGCGAGTTCTTTACCTAACTCCGTATTTTCGTTAAATTTCTCTTTAACGATTTTCACCGCTGGTCCATTGTCTTTATTTAGCACATCAGATGTAATCTGTCTAAGCAAAAATTCAAACAATAATCCTGTGTTGCGGATTTTGTTATGTTTAACTTTACGCATTGTTGAGTCCCCATTTTAATTGGCTACTATATATGTAATTATTCATATATAAATATAATGTTTTTTGTAAATACACTGATTTTATTCCTCTTCATCTAAAATAATTTCTTCATTTAACATAGACTTATCTAAATCTTTACCAAACTTATCTTGTAATTGATTTAGTAGTCCCTCTCTTGCAACAATTGTTCCACCTTTACCAACAGCTAATGGTGATTTACCTTTGAACTCTCGTTTTCCATATCGTTCTCTTTCGTATTTTGTTGCATCTTTTAAATCTTTTGCTGAGTATTCATTCCCAAATTCTTTCTTACCAGTTCCACTTCTTCTGTCACCACCATGTTCACCAGTCTGTTCTTCGAATCCAATATCGTCTTCACCACTTGGTTCTTCACCACCATCTTCGGCTGGGTCTGTTCCCTCAGTTTCAATTTGTTCCATTCTAAATGCTTGTTTTCTATCTTCAATCACACCATCAAAAACATCAACTTTTTCTTGGTCGTTTAATTCAAAGATGTTATCATAAATCCATTGTCTTGAAAATAATTTGTTTTCAATCAAGTCATTAGCAATTTCTTTTTTTTGTTAATAATTCTAACTTTTCTTGTTGATGTATCATTGATGGATTTGTTAATTCTAATTCAAAATTAATCAACTCTGCGTCATCAAATCCTTGTGTGTATAAATGAACAATTGCAATCTTTTCCAATTCAGCTACAATAATTTTTTGTAGTCTTTCAATAGTTCTTGCAAATCTAACATCTTCAGCTGCAAGTGTCGCTTTACTACCTACATTTTCATCATATCCCAAAAATGCTTTTGGTATTTTCAATGCTGCCATCATTTTGTTTCTCAAGTATTCCACATCTTCAATCGCACCATCATTACCCAAACCTGGTAAAGTGTCTATATTCGTTCCACTATCTCCACCACGAACAGGTAAGTAATAATCTTCTGTAATAGATTCCATATTATATTTCAAGTTATAATCACCATTTGCATCCATTACAGGTGTTTTTTTCATCTTACCAATGATTTGTTGCATAAAGTTATCCACTTCATTTGGTGGTATGTTTCCAATATCAACTTTAAATATTCTTTTCTCTGGTGCTCTCATCATTCTATGAATCAACATAGCATCTTCCATAAGAGTTAATTGTTTAAATACTCTTCTTGCACCTTCTAACATTGATTTACCATAAGGTAGGTAATTTGTATCAGCAAGATTTCTAAAGTGAGCTACTTCATAGTTTTCATAAACATTATTTGGTTTTGAACTTCTTCTTGTTTCTGAATATTGTTGAACTTCAAATTGAACCAATTTAGGATTACTTGGGTCATGTCCCTCTAATCTATTCACTTCATATACTGAAAGAGGTTTTACATTCACCACTCCATGTTTATCCAATATATCCAAATGTAAATAAAAATCACCATATTTAGTCATATTACGAATATAACTCCATAGATTAAATTCAATATTAATTATATCATAAAATAAGTTGTGTAAAATTTTATGGACTTTTGGATTATCTGTTTTAATTTTTAAAATTCTATTCTCAATATTATCAACCGTAGATTCATCACAATAAATATCTAACGCTGATGATATGATTGGGTCAGCATCCATTAATTCATAATCTCTAAATAATTCTTTTCTAGCCACATCATATGCATTTGCATTTTGTTTTGCTGCGTATGATGAACCACCATACCCACTTGAATGAATTTTATTATATCTATCAATAAAGTTAGATGTTAAAGCTGTTTGAGAAAACTCAACATCTTTTACCTTAACTTGTCCTGAGTCTGTTTTTCTAACTACGATTTGATTTTGAAATAATTTTCCTAATCTTTGTAATATATTTTCGTCTGCCATTTTTTACCTCTTATTTAATTAACCAAGTTAAATCTTCTTTTTCACCATTACCCAAATCCACTTCATATGGATTTTTTTGATTTCCAGTAGAACCTAATCCAAACCCTGCTGCGTGTTCTGATTTGTTTCCATTTGACTTCAACATTGAGTTCATTGTTGCCCATTGTTGGTCATTTTTATCTTTCTGTAATCTTAGAGCCGTATCTCTAACCCAAAGGGCTATTGAATAAGACATAACTAAGTCGTCATTGTAACCTTGCATTGCTTCTGCTTTTGATTGTGAAACTCCACTCTTGTATATAAATACAAATAATTCATCAATTAATCGATTTGAATGAATCTTCACTAATTTTTCTCTTGTATATTCTTCCATTTTAGCTATAGCTAATGGACGAGTCTTTTGTGTGGTTGAAAAACCAGGCACCATATTTCTATCTTGTGCTCTGTATTTGTTGTTCACTTGATGTTCAACATCAACCACTTGTAAGTCTTTCGACTGATAAAATAAATTCTTATATCCTCTATCAATAATGGTTTGTATTGTAGCCCAACCAATGTTGTTGTTCTCAACCACCAATAATGCATCATTGTATTTCGTTGCTACTTCAATTAAGAAGTTTCCATAATCCGTTGTACTTAATTGTCCTTTATATTCTGCAACTTGTTCCATATCCTCAACTTCAAACACTTGACAAGCTGAGAAATCCGTTCCATCACCACGAGCCACATCAGCAACCACTATATATTCTTTTGTATAATCAGCTTGTCTCCAAACCCAAAAACCTCTATCTATTCCTAACTCTTCAGTTGGTGCTTCTACCAATTCATCTTTATACCATTGTAGAATTGCAGGGTCAACTACTGATTGTCCACTTGATAGAAAGTCCGTATCACACTCTTGAGCTGCTTGTGAAGGACCTAAAATCTTATCTTGTTCTGCTCTCCAAACTTCATCTCTTTCAGGATGGTCTGTCCAATGTAATCTAATGGTATGAAATTCATTTGTTCCTTCTTCAGCACCTAACCATTGTTTATGAAACCAATTCCCTACACCATTTGGTGTTGACAATGCAATACATCCACCACCAGTTGATAGTGTTTGTTGTGCAGCTGTCCATATTGTATCAATTCTATCAATGAAAGCGGCCTCATC